AATTTTACCACCAGATACTTCAATACTTGCTGTAGCAGTAGATCCACCAGGTAATTGTGGACTTTCTATTGTTAGAATTGCACTGTCATAATTTTGACCAGGATTTGTAACTCTAATATCAGATAACTTACCACTATCCTTTGCAATAGCAAGAACAAAATCTGTACCGTCAGTTGCATTAGCAAGAGTTACAGATGGAATAATTAGATCTTCGTTTGGTAAGAATGATTTACCATTATGATTACTTAGAACAACAGTATAACACTGTTCATTAGTGAGACTATATTTACCAGAGGCAGTAGCAACTAACTCTACATTATTTTTATCAAATACTTTAAGTATAGGACCTGATGCAGTAGAAGATGCACCAGTAACACTTTCATTTTTGTAAATTGCCATGTTACCACTAGCAAAACACTTAAGGAAAGTATTTGGTGTTAATGTTTTTTCACTGCCAGGTACAATATTTTTTGCTGGTTTTTCAGCATCTACATTTGTGATGTATGTTTTTACTGGTATGGTTGCACTTTTCTTATTAAAGTAAAGATCAACACCAGTTATAAAACAACCACCATCTAAGTTTTCTATCTTAAATGTTTGTGCAAGAGGATTAGGTCTTACAGGATTATCAGTATTACTTTCAATTAACTGTACACCCTCGTTAGATTTAAAGATAGATGGTTTTGTAGATACAATACTAGAAGGATTTTCTGGAAGAATACCAGTAGCATAGTACTTAACTTCTGTATAACTATCAACATCTGTTTTTAATGCATTAGTAGCACTAGATGTAAATCTAAATGTTAAAGTTCCAACAGTAAAGTTTAATTCTTCTGCTGATGAATCATATCCAACAGTATCAATATCTCCACCCCATATAGCATTTTCATTAGGAGGCGATCCTGCTGGTAAAATAATTAAACCAGATGCGTTACCATATTCATCTGTAGTTATAGGACCGTTGAATGCTGATAGAGAGTTTCCTGCAATACCAGTATATCTAAGATCAGGATTAACCCAACGACTAATATCTCTACCCTCTAAGAAAACATATAGTCTTGTATTAGGTTTCATTCTACCAACCTTAAATTTGATAGGTTTACTTCTTGCAAAGAATGATAGAGATGTTGAAACTATATTATCACCAACAGTTTTAGTTTGTAATCCTTTACCAACTTCGTTATTTGATGGACTAATATTGGAAGAACTTCCAACTGAAGCACTTTGTACAGATGTATTAGCAACTTGTGTATTAACTTCTCCTAATGAATTAATTGCAGTAAAGGAAGATGATGCACCTACCCAGTTAATAACAAATGAATTATGTAAACTAGAGAAACTTTCTTTTACACTTTCTTTTGCCAAGAATATATTGAATAGATCTGTATTTGTATCTACAACAACTGGTTCTATACTATCGTCATACCATTGATCAATTGATGGAGACACATCACCATCACCAACATATTGTAAAACAACAAATGGGTTTGGATTTACTGTAGCAGAAGCAAAACTATTTCCTAATAAAGATAGTGGAGAATATGGTAATGTCACCATATGTCCTGTTTTCTTATATCCAGATACTGCTCTTTGATCTTCTCTTGTATTAACCTCTACCAATCCTACAGAATCTTCTTTAGATTGTGGACGTAAAACAGATTGTTGAGCATCAATAGCACAACGATAATCTAATGATCTAAGACTACCAACTTTATGTGCTTCAAAATTATCTACAAAGAAACCAGACTTAAATCTGTCTAGACCAATCTCATCCTTAACTTGCATGTTAAGTGCTTGCTGTTCTAGTATGCTAAGTGTGGTGTAGTATTCTAATCTTTCAATACGCTTCTCTAATTTACCAATGTCACGCATTGTGTAACGACGATTGTCTACAGGAGTAATTCTTACATCTTTACTTGTCTTAGTAAATGCAGGAATATATGCGTAGAATAAGGGTACAGCATCTTCTAATGTATCTGGTTTGGTTGGATTGAGTGATGAGTTACCTTCTTTAACTATAAACTGACCTTTCTTATCTAAGAATATACCATCAATACGATCTAAGTATTGTACTTGACTGAATGAGAATGTGTATTCTAAATTTCTATCGGGAGCAGGACTACTAGAAACTATAGCACCAGCACCAGAGAAAGATCCAGTTGTTACTTCTAAAGTAGAAGTATCAAGAAAACCAGGTATAATAGTGGAACTATCAACTTTAGGTCTGAAGTCTATTACATTTTTTAATTCTACAATACCAAGAACAGATGAATCAAATGTTGGAATCTCATCTTCTGCGACTCCTGCTTCATGTAGATAACTATCAATAGTACAGAAATCACCTTGTGAATGTTCAAAGTAATCAAATGATATAACAAGTTGACCTGTAGTCTCTTCAAAACCAGGTTTTAAAACTATTCTAGAAACATCGTAAATTGTATCTCTTTGTCCATCATCAAATGTATATCTAGATGTTACATCAGTACCAGAAATTATATTACCAGCAGTGTCAATCTCAGGAGGTTGTGATGATGTTCCTTCATATATGTAATTTAATTTAAACGCATCTGCATAAGATAAAATTTCTACAACCTCTGTGTCATAATCTGTACCTCTTAATGGCACAACACGATCACCAGCAGATGTAACTGTAATTCTTTTGTTTCTAACTACAGTTTTAAGTCTTGGTTTTGCATTAGATACTTCTAAAGTTGCAGTCAACTTAAGTTTAGGGAATGTTCCGTTTGTAGGAATAGTACCAAAGTATGTTGTTGGTAAACTTAAACTAATACTACCAGATGTAAGACCACTAGCAGTATCAGTAGCAGATGAGATACTTACAGAATCTTCACTAACATATACAATGTCACCTTCAATAATGTCAGGTGCATCGCCAGGATCTAAAACAGTAATAATATAATTCTCTTCACTAAATGCAGCAAATCTCTGTGTACCAAATGGTAACTGTGCAGCAAATGTAATTGTACCACCACCTGTAGTTGCAGTAGTCACAAAATCTCTACGGAAATAATATTTAATCTTAGTGTCATTTCCACCAGCAGAAATTTTAGATACTTGTTTACTACCAGTTGAGTATAGTAATGTGCCACTTGTAGAATTGTCTACCTTTGGACGTAATCTAACAATACTTGCATTAGTGACTGCAGCGGGTAAAGCTGTATCTAGATAAATTCTAGATTTGTATGACCCTTCCTGTTGTGTAGCATACTGTACAATTGCTCTAACAAGATTATTGTTATCATCAGAGAATTGTACAAGATCACCTTGTTGTACTTCTGTTGATGCATCTGCACTAAAACTTGTTGATTCAATAAATGTAGATCCTACTGAACCAAAAAATGAGTAGTCGGTTACAGTTTTAATTTCAGAGTATAGTTGACTATCAACAACAACGTCTGCCGAAAAAGTGTTTGCATTACCAGAACCATAAGAACAACCTATAGATTTTACATTTTGAGGTGTATATGTTGTTACTGTATCTCTGTATAATACTACTTCAAGATTAGCTGCAGCAGAAGGATTAGCTGCTCCATCAGGATTTATTGCAGATACAGCAGGAGGTTGTGCATATTCTATGTTTACAGCAGATCTATTACCAATAGCTGCTTTATAAATTTTACCATCTGTAGTTCTAGATAATACAATTTTAGAACTATCAAATTCAAGACCATTAATTAATAAAGAACAACCTTCAGCATAACCTAATCCCCTATCTTGTACAACAAAATGTGATATTGTATTTTCTCTTGCAATTCTTACAGTGCTACCACTTTCATCTCTAATTGTTTCACCAGGTAAGAATCTACCAGATAGAGTTTTTACATATAGTAGTACACCTGTACTATAAACACCAGATGCAGTACCTTCTACAACACCATATGCACCACTGTTAATACCAAATACATACTTACCTTCATCAAATGCACCAGTGCCACTAGGAACTGACTCTAAAACTATTTTAGTAAAGAACTGTGGGTCAAAGTATGAAAATCCAAATGTTGTATTGTATGCACTAGTTCCTGCAGCAAGACGACCTTTAGATATCACAATGTCTGAATCTGAATTAAAACCAGATCCTCTTTGCTTTAAGAAGAAATTATTTGGTTTTACTTTACCAATTACAGGTGTGATAGTAGGAGAATAATCTACAATAAATCCAAATTCATCTCCAGAGTTGTTAGTTTGAGCGTCTGCTTCAGTCAAAAATATTTTTCTATTAAATTCACCATCAGATAAATCATATTCTAATAATAACTGTTCTAATTCATTCTTAGGACCATATACTGTGAGTTCTAAAAACTTAATGTTTGTCGATGAATTAACAAGTGGTTTATTTGTTTTGGCAAAAGATAATGTTTTAAAAGAACCAATTGCTGTTGGAGTGCCAACATCACTTCTTGTCTTGATATAATACAGAGTTCCAAATGTAGTTTGGAAATTTGCATCTGTTACAGAACCTATAAGTGTAGTTGTGTTGGTTATCTGAAGTGTGATAGTTTTGATACCATCATCAGGAGTAAAGTTAATACCTCTTCTACTAATTGTCTGTCTATGATCTGTAGATAATTCTGTATTGTTCAATCCCACAGAACCATCGTTAAATGTGCTGTATAAAAACACATCAGGATATGCAGTAAGATCGGATCCCTCTTTGTTTAAAGGAACACTACCAAATACATTAGTTACACTGAATGATGGAAGACCTTTAGATTTTAAATTTACATTGTCAGTAGAAAGACTTTCTCTTGCCTTATTAATCTCAAGATACTTAGTTTCCTTATTAACTATCTCATAACCCTTGATGTATGCTTTACCTGGTCCTATGCTTGCAACCATTTTTTTAGCAGACTCAGATGCGTTATATCCGTTATACAAACCAAAAGCATCTAAGGCATATAAACCTCTATTACCATCTTTCTGTGCCCATTCTCGAACATCCACTGAGAAATTATCTACAACATAATCTCCAGATTCATCAAATGTTCTACGAGCAAGTGTTTGTTCTAATACACTGAAATCTGTTGATTCAATTTTTCTCTGGATTACTCCTCTTGATACTGTAAGAAGTTGTATAAAATTCTTATCAGTAATTGCATTAAGAGCAAATTCTTTTAATACTAAGGATATTTTTAATCTATGTCCGCCAGGTGCAGTATAGTTAGAAGAACCTATTGCATTGTCATATAAAGATGCATCTTCTTCTGGAGTTACAATTTCTTCTTTAATTGTAAAACCAACTTTAGCAGATGGTAGATCAAAGTATTCATCTATAACTAATAGTTCTGAATCACAACGAACAAAATAACCATTAACAAAGTAAATACCTTCTTCTACCTTAACAGCAGAACCAAATCCCATGGCAGGACTTTCTAATGAAGTTACCTCACCTGAGTCAGGATCAGTTATTTTAATACTAGTCGGTAGAACACTACCATCTGTACCTACAACGAGTAAAGGAGTATTGACACCATCAACTACCTCTAGAGTCTCACCTTGTCTAAATGTAGTCTCAGTGTTAGACGAACCACTATTGACGTAATTTACAAACAAAGTATCTGCTGTGCTTTCTGTTGCCAGTTTCGTAGAAACTATTCTTCCCTTGACACCAGAAGTTAACCCAATAAGTTCTTCACCAACTAATTGAGTTATATCGTATTTTTTATAAACAATATTGTTACTACCATCGTTTACTGCAACTTCTGAAACAGATGATAATTTTACGTAATCTAATTTTGTGTTAAGTCCTACTTCACCAGGAATAACAAGTTCGCCTTGCTTAAAGGCATATTTTCCAAAGCTCTCTACTTGGTTTTGAAGAATTGATTGAACCTGTGTTAGTTCTCTACCTTGGATAGAATAGCCAGGTCTGAAAAGAATCTTATAAAAATTCTTTTTCGCATCAAAATCTTCGTAATATGGGCTTACGTTTAGGTTCGTCTTTTGAGGCATCTTACTCCGCCAATAATACTAGTATTCTCGTCATATTATTTAGCGAAGTTTTTTAATGCTTAGAATTCAATTACTAACTTGATATCTTCGATCTGGTCAGGTGCACGAGTAATTAGTCTTCTATTCTCAACATAAATTACCTCACCTGAGTTATTTTCAATCTCAGGAGCAGCAAGTCCAGATGAGAATGTAACACCTAATAGTGTAGAACCATATGAAGTATCTACGTTACCAGATGCAGTAGAAAGTTCTCCAGTAATTGCATTAGAACCATTAGACTCAAATGCTTTTACCACACCAGAATCTGTGTGTGCATCGTTTGTTTGGATATACTTAAGAACACCAGCAGTTGTAGAACCACTATCTAATGTCCATGATACAACTGTACCATACGCTGTACCACCAGTTACAGTCTGAGTAATTTTCTCATCAACTGTGTAATCTGCAGAAGCACCTGTGATCTTGATTGCTTTCAATCCAGATAATGTGTCAGCAGTAGCAAATGTTGTAGTACCCCAGTTAAATGGATCTGAAATAATACCTATTCTACGGAAGTCGTTGTCTACAGGGAAGTCTCCAGAACCTTCAGAGTATGTAAGACGAATGTTAGTCATAACACGCTTACCATTGAGTTCTACTTCTTGATCAGAACCATGACCACCTTCTGGAGCCATGACTACTTCAATAGCACCAACAGCAGAAGCACCAGTTGTTACAGCAGATGATAAACCAGCATTAGAGAATAGGTTACCATTTCCTAATAGTACGTTACCATAAGTGTAACCTGATCCACGTGCTTCGATCTCAGCAGATGTGATTGTACCAGCACCATTTGTTACAAACTTAACCTTACCACCTGTTCCGTCACCTTTAATACTTGTGTATAGAGTCTGTGAAGCAGGAAGACCTGATCCAGCATTCTCAATAAGTGCAACATCAACTGCACCAGCAACAGCGATACCAGCAACTGCAGTTCTACTTACGTTAGCAGGAAGAACGATTGGCATAAAGTCTGATGAAAGGAACTTAAGAACATCATCAGTAGGGATAGTATACATATACTTCCAGATGTATCCTGCACCAGTTGACTCTGTGTAAAGACCAGTTGCTGAGTCATAGTTTCCACCAGCTACATATGGTTCTTCTGTTGCGTTCTGTCCTGTAGTGTTGCTAGGGTTCTCTCCATTATAGAGACACTTAAATACTTCGTAGTATGAGTTCATTACATAGAACTTAGCTTCTGAAATGCTTGTAGCACCAGTTGCAGTTGATTTACCAATCTGTCCACCGCCACCAGGTGTAGCAGAGTAATCTGGTTTCCACATATCAAACTTGGGGTTAGCAACTAAATCCCAGTTATAACGGCGGATAACTGTTCTTGCAAAAGAATCAGTAATACGTTTGGCAGCAATTAATTCGTCGTATAGAGCAATCTTCTCTCTCTGATTATCTAGAGGAAGTGGTGGAACATCTTCTGTAGCGTAACGATATACACCAGAGACTGCTGTAGCACCTGTGTCAGAACCACCAGATCCACCTGTTCTACCTTTTAATGCAGATCCTAGAGGAGGAGCAGAGTTAACACCATTACTTCCAAAAACGTCGGTTAATAATAAAGCGGTGTCATATACTGCTGCAACTGTGGCACGAAAAGCAGTTGATCCATATGTACCCACATAGACTTCATTCCCGACCACGAAAGCCGTAGAGTTCTTGGTATGTATTTCCAGATATGCTTTCCACGGTTGTGGTCTACCCACAAAGAAATACATTCTTGATCTTTCCGCACTGGTGTCTGTCGCACCTTCGGTTAAAGATTCTAAAAATTGTTTAGCGTTAAAAATTCTAAACTTATCAGAGATAATAGCAGCCATTGTTTTTCTGTTCCGACGTTATTGTAATATGTGCCTGAGTTATTTATACGTTTATTTATACGATTGATATAGGTACTATCTCAGATCCAGACGCAATCTGATTATCACCATTATGTCTAGTACAACCAGTGAAGCTGTTAGCAGTCTTACCAGTATACTTGATTATGCCAGTATATGTACCATTGTTATGTAAAAGATACCCTGTTGTTGGGAAGTAAGTTGTGTCTTGTACAACAATATCTCCGCCAATAGTTCCTACTGTAGAACTAATAGCAACAGGATTTTGTATTGATGGTAGTGCAAGATTAAACTTATCTCCTGCCTTTGTAAAGGTAGATTTTGCTCTATCTACAAAGTCACCAAGAGTTAATGATGGGAAGTATGTTGATATATCAGAGATTGTTAGGTTAGATACATCACAGGTTCCATCATCAAATGATATGTACTGCCAGTTTCCTATGTTAGGACCTACAGTAGTCTTAATGTAAGAACCGACATATTCGTTAGTTCCAAATTTTTCGTTTCTTATCTCAATAATTGTTCCATCACGTTGAGTAACAGTATAGTTACCAAGAGCATTCTCAATCAAATCAACTTGGTTTTGATTTCTCTGTTGTACAGGATCATTGATGAATGCTGTTTCCTCATAACCATCTATTGCACCGCCAGGTGGAGGTACGATAAGAACTTCTACTGCTTCCTTAGTAATTTCTAAATCACTAGGACTGGTTACTTGTCTCTGTACTTTTCTTTCAAATCCAGAATCAACAAATCCAATGTTAATCATCTTAACATCACTTTCAGACTCAACCTGTAGTAATCCAGCAGATATAACTGTTACATCTTCAATCTGTCTGAGGTATGTTCCTGCAACCCAATCTTGTTCAGTAGTATTTTCATAACCTCTGATAATTTGATAGAATCTATCAGAAAGTTTCTTATTATAATAGACAATCTCATTACCAACCATCAATCTACCCATAGGAGCAAACTTAAATGTATCAGGAATGTAAGCGATGGTATCACCAATATTAAAGTCAAGATCCAAGTAAGCAGCATTCTCAAAGTAGTTAACATTGCTAATTGCATTGTTAGGAATCTCAATCTGTTGAGTTGCTGTGATTGCCTTAGATACAGTAGAAATAGAATTGAGAGATACAATATCTTGAATCTCTGCAGAGACAACAGTTGCTTCGTACGCAGGACCTTCAAAGACTTGTACATCAGCAGCTGCGGTTGGTCTATTAGTATTAATTTCTACATAATCTCTTTCTGGGTCTAATGCACCACCAATAGAGAATACCTCTATTTCATCAGGAGTAAACTCTCTTTCAAATTGAATCTCTGCACCACCATCAGGTGCTCTTACTGATAATGTACTAATACCTGTAATAGAACTAAGACCAGACTCATCAATCTCAGTAATGACTGAGAAAGCACTCATTCCACCACTTTCAACAAATGGACTAACCGCTACATTGATTAAAGAAACACCAACTTCCCTATCACTTAGTATATCAAATCTTCTAGTTGTAATAACTTTAGGTGCTTTAGTATATCCAGAACCACCATCAATAAGATCAACACTAATAACTTGACCTTTACTTACAAGAACATTTGCTCTTGCACCACCACCATTACCATCTAATGATTCAAACTTAAGTACAGGAGGTGTGAAGTATTGATATGCAGTTGGTTGTGTAAGTGGATTATAACTACGCTGATTCCATGTAAGAGATATTACAGACCCATTTTCAATTTCTGCAACCACAGAAAGACCTTCTCCTCTCGTAATTCCAGTATAAGTCTCAACTGAGACTGCACCAAAGATATCATCAGATGTTTGTTCATTAGGTCTTCCATCTTTACTGGTAGTTTCAGTAGGAAGTTTTTTGATTCTCCTAAATTTATCCTCACCTTCAACTCTAATATTATCTTGATTAGAAAGATAAACAAAAGGTGCTTTATATGTTTTACCATAATTTGTTCCAGACCAATCAGCATTAGCATCTCTTAATATCTTTCTACCATCAGCATCTTTCTTAAAGTTTAAAATCTCATCTGCTATTTCTCCATCTGTTAGTACAAATGTATTATTATAGTTTCCTTTAGATGCAAATGTATAATCTAAACCAGCCTCTATATTAGAGTTATGGCATTTTAGAGTAAACACCACTGTATTTCCAGTTCTGATTGGATTTGTAATCTCACCAATTATATTTTTAGTATTATCTGCCCTTGTTTGCCAAACATGAATAGGATTACCAATTTTCTCATTCATCCAAGAATACTTAAGTAAAGTATCCATATTTTGTTGAGATGCAGTAAATGAGAATGTACCTTGACCAAAATAAGAATCTGGTGCAAAATCATATATGTTTAATATTTGACCTACGTCTCTACCATAGAGATAACGTATATCAATTCTCATTTCTTTTTTGATAGAATCATGGAATGTGATGTTAGGACCTGATACTGTATATGCTTTTCCTTTTACTTGCAACACACCATCCAAGAACACATAGAGACTGTCTTCAGATTCTATGTTTTGTACAGTCATATCTTCCACATCAAGAATTAAGAAAGGACCGTTTCTAACACCATCTACTAAATCAAAATCAATAGTAAGTCTCTTGTAATTACCTACACCTATACCCACAACTTTTTCTACAGCAGTTGGTTCACCAATAGTCTTAGCACCTAAATCTTGATCCCATATAGGAGCAACATCAAATTTAACTACGTTAGGAATAACAGTTCTATCAATCCAGTATGCGTCTTGTAAAGGATAATTTTCTGTAAACTTAGGTCTTTGTAATACAGAATTTATAGTCAAGAATAAATCTTCATCCTCTTCTGTGTCTACTTCAGTATTATCATCCCAATATAATTCAAAATCTGTAGTCTCACCATCAATATAGTCAGGTAGACTTCTTGTTGTAGATTCTTCTTTGATAGTACCACTCAAATTATCGTATAAAGAATCCATCGCAGAGATTACAGTAGTACACTCTTCTGCAGGAAGTAAAGGATCACCAAGTATATTGTAATTAGAATATGTTACTGTGCCAGTCCAATTACCAGACTTATTCTGATTGACTGGT